TGTAGCAACCACAGTGGACAATGAAAAGCCCCGTGCAATGGTGTGCGTAAGTTTGCATGACTTTGTACCTACCACAGTTGAAGACTTATCAGCAAATACACTGGAACCAACTACAGCAATTTTCTATACCATTTGGAGTTATGCGCCAGGGGCGGCCGCAGAATTGCTTTTTGGTGTAGTTGATCAAATTCGACAATTATTCCCAACAGTTACTCGTTTTGTAACACTTAGTCCAAAAACCGAAATGGCTTACAAGTTCCATATCCGAAATGGTGCTTGTGTGTTGCAAGAAAACGACACTACTGTGAACTACGAATACCTCATAACCCGTTGACAAACTGCTGAAAAGGTTATATACTTAGTATGTGACCGTAAGCAAACTGGCAGAGCTCTGCGTCGCTGGGAAGCGATCGTAGGATGGGACTAGGCTATTAGCCGTCTTTGGAGGTTCAAATCCTCCCGGTCACACCAATTCCCCCACCTCGCTGTAGTTCAATGGATAGAACGATTCTCTCCTAAAGAATAAATTCAGGTTCGATTCCTGATGGCGAGACCAATTGACAAAACAACAAAATGGACATATAATAATTGAATGTATAAAGTAATATGGAAAGATGTAGCCGGTGTCGGTTACGAAAGAGATTTTGATAATCTCAGCCCAGCAATGGATTGGGCAAAAACATTAGCAGTATTCGTTACAATCAAAACTAACGAATCTGAAATTGTAGGCAAGTTTGGAGCAGATGAAATTAAAGATGGTGTATGTCCAGATGGAACTGCATACACATGGATGAAAAGACGTAAACAGTAAAGGATTTTTATGAGCTATTATGACAAGCATTTTAATGTAGATGTACTAAAGGGCAAGACTTTAGTATCGTTGAAGGACGAAGGAAACGAGTTGGTTTTTAAGACCACCGACGGCGAAACATATCGCATGTATCACGAGCAAGACTGTTGCGAACATGTTCGCATTGAAGACATTGTTGGTGATCTAGAGGACCTAGTGGGTTCAGAGATCCTGCTTGCTGAAGAAGTAGACGGTGAAAGCCCAGCAGACTTTGAAGCATACGAGTCTTACACATGGACTTTCTACAAGTTTGCAACTCGCAAGGGTTATGTAGACATTCGTTGGCTAGGCGAAAGCAATGGCTATTACAGTGAAAGTGTATCGTTTATAAAGGATTAATCATGCCTTGGATTGAAAATGTAGCGGCGGTTGATATTCCAAAAGGACATCATCATGCCGCAGGACCTAACAGTATGCTGATCAGTATCAGTGATCCTGCTGGATGGAAACCTGTGGCATTTCACGATTTCAAAGAGCGTCATAACTTTGAGTTTTTGGATGTAGAAGAAAAAGACGAAGTGTTGGAAGAAGCAATGAAGTGCAGTCAAGAACAGGCAAATCAACTTGTGGCTCTTTTACAACACGCTTTGGAAAATCGTATGAATGTGGTTGTCCACTGTACAGCAGGTATCTGCCGTAGTGGTGCAGTGGTCGAAGTTGGAGTTATGCTGGGCTTTGATGATACAGAGCGTTTCCGTAGTCCAAATCTTTTGGTTAAGCACCGCATGATGAAGGCGTTGGGTTGGACTTATGATCCGGATGAAAAGCCAAATATTGACGATTGGAGAACCTTTAAATCGGTTGACTAATCGACGAACCAATGTTATAATATTATTTTAATGAAAGGAGCGATATATGCCTAGTGTATTTTTAGTCAGCGACACGCATTTTGGTCATACCGGCGTATGTCGCTTTACCCGTAACGATGGTGTTACCAAATTGCGTCCCTCGGATGATCCAGACGAAATGGACGAAGCAATGGTTAAGGCTTGGAACGAACGTGTCAAGCCCACTGACAAAGTTTACCATTTAGGTGACGTTGTCATTAACCGTAAGGCTTTGAAAGTGTTGTCTAGATTAAACGGTGACAAGGTCTTAATCCGTGGTAACCACGACATTTTCCGCGATGACGAGTACAGACAGTACTTTAGAGAATTACGTGCATACCATGTTATGAACGGAATGATCTTAAGTCACATTCCTGTACACAGTGATTCGTTGGGTCGTTTTGGTGTTAACATACACGGACACTTACACGCAAATCGTGTTAAAAAGGCTCGTGGTGTTGATGCTAGGACTGGAGAAGTTTTATACAGCGATGAGAACGATGTTCGTTACCATTGTGTTTGCGTAGAACAAACCCCAGATTTTGCTCCCATCTTATTCGAAGATGTTATTAAGCGCATCGAAGCAGAAGGCGGAAGTGTTGGATTTAAGAACGGAAACGGAAAGGTGGAGATGTAATGCCTAAGTGTTATCAACTAATTGGAGTCCCAGGTAGTGGAAAATCTACTTGGGTCTCCAACCAACTATGGACAGAAGACTGTGTGATTGTTTCTACAGACGAGTTTGTGGAAGACTATGCTCGAGAGTGTGGATCTACCTATTCAGAAGTATTTGACGATTATATGCCTACTGCTATAAAGTTGATGGTTAACAAAGTCGTTAGAGCTCGAGATCAAGGCAAGGACATTATCTGGGATCAAACTTCAACTTCGTGGTCTAGTAGACAGCGTAAATTTAATATGTTACCCAACTACGAACATATCGCAGTTGTGTTTCAAACACCCGATGAAGAAGAACATTTGCGTCGATTGAAAACACGACCCGGAAAGGTTATCCCCGAAGCCGTGTTGTTCGACATGGTTTGGAATTTTGAAATGCCTTCCGAAGAAGAAGGTTTCAAAGAAATCTGGTACACTTAAAATGCTGACAATATTATTGCTGTTACAAATCAAACACTGGTATATTGATTTTGTTACACAAACGCCTGAACAAATAGCCTGTAAAGGAATATACGGACATCCAAAAGGTATAGAACATGCGTTTTGGCACGGTGCTGTTACGACTATAATTGTATCAATATTTTTGGAACCAAGTATAGCAATATTATTAGGTTTGGTAGATCTGCTATTGCATTATCATATAGATTATGTTAAAATGCAATACGGGTGCAAAGATCCTTCCAATAAAAAATATTGGCGAGACTTTGGGCTAGATCAACTGGCACACCAAATAACATACATTTTAATTTTATTACTGATAGGCGTATATGGCACAGCATTTGATGGTTGACTTAGAAACACTGGATACTAAAACTTCAGCAACAATCTTAACTCTAGGAGCAGTAAGGTTTGATCCTTTTCATAATACTCCTATGAAAGAACTGTATCTGCGTGTGGAAATTGACAGTCAAGATGCACTAGGCTGTACTGTATCCGATGACACACTTAAATGGTGGAATCAACAAGATACCAGTATTATGGAAGAAGCATTTGATCCACGTAATAGAATTCCAATTCACGAAGTAATTAATCAATTCCATGCCTTGGCTTGGAACTGTGATCAATTTTGGAGTCACGGTGCTACATTTGACTTGATGATTTTACAAAATATCTATGACAAGTTGGGTCGTGCATATCCCTGGAATTTTTGGCAGATGCGTGATACAAGAACACTGTTCGATTTGGCAGAGCCGGATATGCCACAGGACAGCAAACACAATGCCTTGGAAGATGCAAAGCGTCAGGCAATAGGAGTAAGAAATGTCTTTAGAAAACTCGGATACCAAGGACGACGGTAAAATTTCTAAAAGTCCTGAACGTCATACCTTTCAACTTGAAGGGTATATTAGACGTTGCGAAGAAGAGGGCGAAAAGCCCAATGAAAACTATTTAAATATGTACAAATCTTTTCGTGAACAGGACGAAGAGAATATGATAGATCCTGCTTGGCAAAAAAACAATTTAGAATACGATTTACGTAGCACAGATTGGATTTTGACTAAAGTGCGTACCAGCGACTCCTATGCACAGAACCTTTATGCGGCTATGTGTAATATGCGATTTGTACGCAAAGAAATGTTTCCGTACCTGCGACAGGATCCTGACAGGGATTTATGGAGTGCTAGTTGGCGTAGTGCTGGTGGTATCGTTGCAGATATGCGCCAAGAGGGTGATTATATCGATTGGTACTGCTCTGGAATGGGCGGACTTAGTGGATACGACGAGGATAGTGAAACATACGAAGAATGGCAGGACCGCACTAAGTATGTTCCCGAAGGAATCGTTACAGAAGAAATAGAAGCAGATTTACTTAAATTAGGCTGGATTCCTGTACCCTGGGACAACGAATAAACTTTGCCCGCTTCGGCGGGTATTTTTTTGACTGTTGTATCTATATCAAAACTCGCTAAATATAGGATAAGCGAGGATTTCCCATGGCATATACACCATTGAATTTAGGCGACGGCATTAGTAGAGAACCGTTAGGATCAGCCTTAAAGAAGATTGATACAATGATCAGTGAATTGTACACTACAATTCCAGAAGGCGACTTTTCAGCAGTATCACAAAATATTGTTCCAAACAGTGATTTAACATATAACTTAGGTAGCCTAACAAATCGTTGGCACAGTCTTTATGTTGGGTCTGGATCTATATACATTGGTGATGCCGTACTATCAGCAACTACAACAGGGCAAATAATTTTACCAGGTGTATACGATCCAACAGATCATCAAGCAGTGGAAGTTTATCCTGAAGCAGGTCCGGGACAAGATAGAACATGGGGCTCACCTTCAAACGCTAAATTAATTGATGCATTTACCTGGGCCGCACTAGGCGGCGTTCCTGGAACACAGATTCCATCAGGGTGGGCGAGAGCAACTTATTCTGCCTTACTAAATGTCGAAGGTTATATTATTGGAGCAACTGTAGTAACCGGCGGCGTAGAATATTCCAATAGTGATATCAACGGTGTTGTAGATGTTGCTACAATATGTACAGATTTTATGTATGTCTACATCGGTGGTGCGGCGGATCCATTTGCTAGTTTTGTTCCTGCTGATTGGTCGCAGATTCCATTTGCGGTTCGTTGTCAGGCTACTAATGTAAATCTCAGTGCTACTATTGGCGAGAGTGTAAGTTATAATGACTTGATTGACATACCCAATCAAGATTTAAACACCACAGACAGTGTAGAGTTTAATGTCGTGACTGCGACATCTGTGGATACTCCGTTATTAACTAACAGCGGTAATTTAGGAATAACTGTTGGTAGCAATTCGTGGACGCTCGACACACAAGGTGTAATGTATTTTCCTAACATAGCAAAGTTTACATCGAGTAATCCTGCATGGCCGTCCACTGTTGGGTTTGCGTCTGGTATTAATAAATTCTTAATTGATAGTGTTACTGATGTTGTAATTCAAACAGACAACGACGGTGACGGCAATTTACCACAATGGACGTTTGCAACAGATTCGTCGTTAACACTGCCGTCCGGCGGTGGCATCAATTTTAATGGTACAACTATAAATGTTTCAGAATTAAAAAGAGATGTTGATTTAGATTTTGATATTAAATCGGCGGGCACCGATGGAAGTGTTGTACTTAACTGGGGACTGACTCACAGTGCCTATACAAACAAAATTATTGTAGATGCCGCTGGTGTAAAATTAACCACTAATACTAGTAAAAACTTTACATTTAGCACAGACGGTACTGTAACATTACCAAACAACAGTATAATTAACGCAGGCAGTACCGCCAACGGAACTGCATCGATGGGTTGGAAAGAATTTCTAGCAGGACCCACAATCGGTTGGGGATTATATGCTGAGAATGATATCTATATTCAAACATTCAATGATATCACAAAACCGACTTGGGTGTTTAAAGAAAACGGTACAACTAAATTTCCAGGATTTACATTCCCTGCCACAGACGGAGCCAATGGCCAGGTATTAGCCACAAACGGTTCTGGAACATTAGCCTGGACAACAATCACCGGCGGTGGTGGCGGAACAGACATTTCAACTGCCAGTATTAACGACTTAGCCGATGTTACTATTTCCAGTCCTGTAAGTGGACAAGTATTAAAATGGAATGGTAGTGCCTGGATCAACGATACCGATGCAACAGGCGGAGGCGGAGGAGGCGGTACTTTATCGTCTCGAACAACACGCTCTGCTACTACTGCATCAATAGCCAACGGAGCCAGTGCCAATGCTACTATTACTGGATTTAAAGGTTATGCTTTATTAAGTATCCAAACATCGGCAGCGGCATGGGTAACTGTTTATACTTCTTCCGCATCACGTACAGCAGATGCCGGTCGTGCAATTACAGATGATCCACTACCAGGCAGTGGTGTTGTTGCTGAGGTGATTACCACAGGTGCTCAGACACAGGCGTTTACACCTGGTGTATTTGGTTATAACGATGAAACCAGCCCAACAACAGATATACAAATTAAAGTAGTTAACAGAAGTGGCTCAACTGGGGCTATTACTGTAACTATAAAACTACTACAATTGGAAGCATAATATGACTGCACCTATTCCTCATTTAGGTAATCCTGAAGATCAGAGTCTTAAAGAATACGTTGTTACACTGAAAGATTTCAAAGACTCTGAGGAGTTTTATAAAGACATGGAAACTCCTGGAGGAAATTTATATATTCCCGACAGAGTTATTGAATGTATTAATCGCAGACCTATAAGTCGTAACACTCACTATAAGTTAACCTACGATGAAGCGGCACAGGTTAGAAATGATCCTAGAGTATTTACTGTAGAATTAAATTACGCAGATCTAGGTATAGTTATTGGTTGTGATGGATTTACACAGACTAGTTCAAACTTCGATAAACGTGTAGGTTCCGATCCTCTAGATTTAAATTGGGGGTTGCTACGTCTAAATAGAAAAACAGACATCAGCAACTGGGGTGTATCTGGAACACTTAATCAAGCGGCAACTATTATTATGGATGCCAGCGGAAGAAACGTAGACGTTGTTGTCATGGATGATGGTACTCCTTACCCTACAGTTTATGAATATGCTCAGAATGTTGACGGTACAGGTTACAGTCGTATGGTTGAATATAATTGGTATCAACATAATCCCGTAGTGACTGGCGGTGCGGCAGGCGAATATAGTTACCCCGGTAATCGATTACAAGAACACGGCGGACATACCACTGGAAACTGTGCAGGTAATACACAGGGATTTGCTCGCGATGCTAACATCTATAATCTTACATTCTACGATAGCATAGACTATGTAAGAGAATTTCATAAAAATAAACCAATCAATCCATTAACTGGGGTTAAGAATCCTACAGTTATGAATAACAGTTGGGGTTATCGATTAAATGGTATCAGTGAGTCCGCCATTAGTTCTGTCTTTTATCGTGGAGTAACATATACT